AACTTTCACTGGAAGTCGCGCGGTAAATATTGACGGAAACATTTTGTCCTTTATTTCAAATAATCAAGGAGAATTCGAAGTTATTATAGGCAACGGAACTTTTGAGTTTTCTAAATTTAGTCAAACTTTAGCGCAAATTTTCCTACAAATTCAAGGTTCAATTCCATCTAATGGATTAAATTTTGATTTAAACCCAATAAACACGCAATTAACAATAAACGATGGCGTTAATTATGCCTCTTTGCAGGTTAATGGCGTTGGTTCGGCTTTAAATTTTACTGACGGAATTACGCAATATAGAGTTGAAGCAAACGAACAAGGAGTTGTTATAAACAATGCGTATCTTTTACCGAATTCTGACGGGTCAGCAGGTCAAGTAATGACAACTGACGGCTTTGGTAATGCGACATGGCAGAATACCGGATCTACAATTATTTCTTGGGGAGATATTGTTGGAAATTTAATTGATCAAACAGATTTGCAATCTGCATTAGATGATAAGTTAGATGATCCTAATGGTATCGCGTCACAATACATTCGAGGCGACGGAACACTTGGAAATTTTCCAATCGTCGGGGGCGGCGGCGGCGGTTCGGTTTATTATTTCAATGGAAATACTTCACAAGGAATTATTGACGGACAAACAATGTATGAATTAAGCAAAGTCGCACAAACTGGCGCGGCGGCTAATTTTACACGAAGCACAACGGGAACAATTGCGTCTTTTATTACTGACATAAACGAACCAAATCAGTTGTCCGTTCCAGCGGGAATTTGGCTTTTTGAATGTTATTTATCGGAAACTGGCGGTGGTGCGAGTTTTCCGACAATTCAATGTGTTATTGAAAAATGGGACGGAACTACAATTACTATTCTTGGAACTGGTATTGCTGAAGAAATAACAAGCGGAAGCACTAAAGACCTTTATACTTTAGGGGTTACAATTCCAACGGGAATAACTTTGTTAGCAACTGACAGAATAGTTGTAAAAGTTGATATTGCAAACCCACAAGGTAAAACAATTACGCTTTACACCGAAGATAGTAGCGTTAGTAGCGTAACAACGACGTTTTCAAATGGAATTAGTTCATTGAATGGTTTGATACCGGCGACGCAATTATTAACAACTGGAACGTCGGGAACAGATTTTAATATCAGTTCTTCAGTTGACACGCATACGTTTAATATTCCAATATCTTCAGCGGCAAATACTGGAAAATTAAGTAATACAGATTGGTCAAATTTCAATAATAAAGTAGATGATAACGTTTACACCGCTGACGGAACTTTAACTGGTACAAGAATTGTTAACTTAAATGCTGAATCTTTAGAATTTCAAGACGCTTCTCCAATAGGTGGCGCTTTCATTGTAAATATTGACAACGGAACAAAATTATCTTCTTTGGCATTGAATCCGAATTTATTCGATTTGGAATTAATAAACGCAGGAGTAGGTACGGTTATAATTGGAACTTCGACAAATTTATTATTAAGATATATTGGCGCTATCGCAAATAAACAAATTAAAATTAATAACACTGGAATTCAAATTAACGAAGTATATTATTTACCAAATGCTGACGGGACAAATGGGCAAGTAATTAGAACAAATGGTTCGGGATCACTTTCGTTTCAATCTTTGCCCGCTGAAATTCAATTAGCAACATCGGATGAAACAACCAATTTAACTATTGGAACGTCGAAAGTTACGTTTAGAATGCCTCACGCAATGACATTAACATCGGTTCGGGCATCTTTATCAACGGCGCAGGCTGCGGGGGCTATTTTCACGGTTGACATAAATCAAAATGGAGTTTCAGTTTTAGGAACAAAATTAACAATTGATAACACTGAAAAAACAAGTACAACCGCCGCAACACCAGCGACGATTGTTACAAGTTCTTTAACTGACGACGCTGAAATAACTATTGACATTGACCAAGTTGGAACGGCTTTGGCGAAAGGTTTAAAAATAACTTTAATAGGGACTAGAGCATGATAATTAATCCTTATTTTTTTCAAGGCTCGTCATGTGCGACGCCAATAACTAACGGCTCCTCATTAATTGCAAATGGAACAAATAACGTTTTCGAAGCGCCCGCCTATGGATTTTACGACTTCACATGGAGTTCGTTTATTTACACGGCGGGCCTAATAGGAGCGGCACGCCAAATAAGAGGTATTGAAGTTCAATTAGCGGGCTATACAACGCCATATACGTTTAACAATCAAACGATAAAAATGGCGCATTTAGCGCCCGCAACAACGCAATTCGACGCCAACCCTGCAATAGATTGGAGCGATATGCCCGTTTCGAATGTGACTATTGTAAAGAGTTTTAATTGGATTATTTCGGCGAATGGTTTTATTCAAATTTTGTTTGATACTAATTTTTGTTATAACGGAACATCAAATTTAATTATTGGTTGGGAAAATCGTGATGGAAGTTGGACTTCGGGTTATGGTTGGGGTGAATCAATTTCTTCAACACATTCCGGTGCAATAGCAGGACAAGATAATAGTTATCCAACCGGAAACGGAACGCGAATAAGTCAAAGAATGAATTTAAGAATACTATATTAATATGTCAGTAGATAGAAACGCTTTAGTAGAAGAACTAGAACAATTCGGAAACGTTGTTTTTTGTGACCAAAATACAGAAATTTCTTATTTGGTTGTAATGTCGGATTGGACAGAAAACGAAGCAACATTCGAAGCAATAGCGAACATTTATATTGTTCCATTTTTTCCATATTTATATAAATTGTCTTTAATTGACGGCGTTTTAAAGGCACAATTTAATTCAGAAATAATTTAAAAACATGGCCTGCGATTGTATAAATATAATTTTAACCCTGCAAGATAGTCCAACGGAAAATTTACAATTAAACTCGTTAGGAATCTATAACGGACAAGATTATTTTTCATTTGAAGCAGGCCCCTCGATAGTTTATATTTATTATACTGGAGGCGTTTGGGGCCTAGACGAAGATTTAGGATTTGACCCGCCTAGATTAGGGACTTTGGAGTTTTTAAAAGATTGCCCTAGCGGGGATTTTATTTTAACAACGCCTAAAATCGAATCTTTATCCGCGGCTCCTTGCGGATGCGATATTTTGCAGGATAGAACATTTAAAAAATATGATTCTATTAGGTTGCCCGAAATATTTGAAGAACAAGATAGGGGGTATTTTAGATGTTGTTGCCCTTTCGATGTTTTAGCGGGCGGCGGTTCTGAAACATGGAAAAATGACGTAACTAGCGCCTGGATTAAATTATCTAGCCCTAGCGATTCCGCAACTGCGATTCTTTATAAAAATGGCGTTGCTGCAATTTATGAGCCTATTCAATCGGCTTTTGTAAATGAGCCTAACGCATTTTATTGGACTATTCCATGGATAGATGTTTTAAATTCGGATGGGATAGGATGCTATCATTTAGAAATCTCTTATAATATCGCAGGAATTCAACAAGTATTCACATGGGGAATTTATAACCTTAAACCTTATTCAATTCAAAACGCTTTAAAAACTGCGAGAGTTAGAGTTATTTTTGATTCGCAGCAGGAAATTGAGGGAATAAATTTCAGCGGCTCCCAGGTCGAAGATTCGATTAGATTCTTTGGTTATATTGGAAACCGCCAACCAAACACGGAGATAGATAATTTAATCTATCAAAATAGAGAGGTTAAAAAGGTCGTTAGAGAGAATCTAAATACTTATGAAATTTTAGTTGACCCAACGTGCGATGATCACATTAAAAAGTTAACAGATTTATATTTATTAAGCGAGAACCAATTATTTATAAGCGATTATAACGCTCACAATCCTAGTTATCGCTATTTAGATACGCCTGCGATAGTCCAGGAAAGCCCCGAGATAGTTTATTATGATTTTAGCCGAGAGGCAGGGCTTAAATGTATTGTGGGGGATAAATTCAAAAATCAACGTTCATATTATAAATAAAAAAATTATTAAAAAGTGAAAAATATTAACGACCTTTCGGACATATTAGCGGTTATGGTGGGAGTTTTAGGAGCCTTTGTTAAAGGAGTAAAACGTAGAATTGGAGTTTTAAACACTATCCTGGGGATGGTTGTAGGGGCTATTTTAGCCTTTGGAACTATCGGAGTAATAGACCAATTTTTTAGCCATTTGAACGAACGAATTGTTATCGTTATTTCTTTTTCTGTTGGTTGGGTTGCAAATGAAATAACTGAATATTTGGATGACGCCATTAAAATTTTGGCTAATAAAATCATTCAAAAAGCAAGCGATAAAGTCGAAAAATATGTTGGCAAAAACGACAAAAACGAAGAGTAAAAACAGTTTTTTTAGTAAAAAATTAGAAAAATTAAAAAACTCATTTAAACGTAAAATACTGCGATTTACCGAATTATGCCCTAATAGTAAAGGCGTAGCATCTAATTTTAACGTACTGCGTTTTCCGTACCACATAAGGGATTACGGATGGCAAAAAATATCTTTGATTTTTGAGAAATTAATATACTTATTCGCAGGGATAGGAATCGCGGGATTTATTTTAACGTCATGCGCGCCTATAAAAAGGCACCAACGATTAGTCGAAAAATATCCCTTTGTTCATTCCCAGGATAGCGTTTTTTTGATCGATACGTTTAGAGTGGAAATACCAAAAATTGAAGTTGACACAATTATAAAAATTGAAAATTTAACGGACACGATAACGCTAGAAAGGGAGCGATTAAAAATTAAAATTTGGAAAGTTCGGGATTCAATTTTTATCAACGGAAAATGTGACACGGTTTATATTGAAAAGGAAATAATTCGAAAAGTACCGATTCGGTATTATATCGAAAAGAAAAAACACGATTGGCTTAAATGGGCGATTGCATGGGCGATTGTATTATTTACGATTTATGCCATAATTAGAAAAAAGAGTAATGAATAACGGAGCGATATTTCCCAGGGGGCCGTTAACGTCTAGATATGCAAAACGAAAGTTTTATTTAGAGGCCTCGAAAGTTGTAGAAAGGTTGGAGCCTATAAACACGGGATTCCAATTTTATTTATTTTCGGAAAACGATCCTAGAACTTATTCGGAAATTTATCACTATTATGCTGAAATTTGGCGCAGGGTAGTAACAGAAATTAAAAGCACTCACGATTTAAAATGTGTTTATATCGACTATTTTTGGTTCGATAGAAATTATCAACCCAGGATTAAAAAATAAATTAAAATGTATTCAGAGGGCGGATTTATAATGATTTTAGGCGTTTTATTTTCACTTGGCTTTATTGGTTTGGGGGTTTGGTATTTTAATAAAATGATAGATTCTAGCCTAGGGCAGAAAGAATGGTTAACAAGATTTATCTCTTTATTGCTTGCTGCGATGTTGGGGTTGTTTATGGTGGACAAAATTGTATCATTCAAGATAAAACTATTAACGGATGAAATGTCGAACGGTTTATTTGAATTAATTAAAAATATTGTGTTAGTCGTTTTCGGCTATCAATTTAACGATAAAACAAAATAAGATGAATTTATCAACTCATGTAACTAGAGCCGAATTCGAAAGAAGTGAAACGGCTATCTCTAGGGGAATAAATAACCAAATGAATGCGGCGCAACTAGAGAGCGCTAAAAAGTTATGTATAAACGTTTTTGAGCCGATTAGAACGAAAGTTGGCAGCCCTATTAGAATTAATAGCGGATTTCGAGGCGCGGCCTTAAATAGGGCTATCCCTGGGAGTTCAACAACGTCGCAACATTGCAAAGGCGAAGCGATGGATTTAGATTTGCATGGGCGGGATTTATTCGAGTGGATAATAGATAATATTGAATTCGACCAATTAATATTTGAGGGCGGAAACGAGGATGTAGCGAATTGGTTTCATGTGAGTTATAAAGAGGGCCGCAATAGAAAGGAAGTTTTAAGAATGGTAAAGAGAGCCGGAAAGAGCGTTTATTTGCCGTATCAAAGAAAAAAATAAGTTTTTTTAACTAAATTTGAAAGGTTAATAACCATCTTACGTTAGTTGCCACCTTGCGTTAAGGCCCGAGAAATTAATTTTTTTCGGGTTTTTTTTATATTTATTTGCATCTATAAATTAAATTAATATACATTTGCAGACATAAATATTTAAGCGATGAACAAATTAACAATTTCAGAATTAAAAGAATGGATGAGAGCCAATAAAGAGGCTTTGAGAAATATTAACGTTTCTTTTCAATCTATCCAGGGAAAGCAAAATTTTTCAACATTGGCCGAAATGGGAACTTTTGTTCTTTCGATAGAGGCAAAATTTGAGGATGCGGTTTTATGGAGTTATAGACTTAAAAATTCCCCTCTATTTTATAATTTTAACTCGAATGAGGATTTTATTTTAAACTCCGATAATTTAGCAGGAATTCAGATTAATCTAGGCGGCTATAAAATGAGCGAGGCCCAACTTAAAATGATGGCAAAAATTCAAACTTTAAAAACTAAAAGAAAGTAATCATGGCAAAAGAACAACTAACGCACGATAAAGTGATGCAACTATTAAACGCATCACTTAAAGCCCAGGTAGAACGATCCTATCTATCATTAAATAACGATGAAATTCTATTTAGCGAAACGGCAATAGAGAACGGAATTTTAAAGGCATTTATGTCTATCCTGGTATCAGATGACCCGGCAAAAATTGCGGATATTTTGCACCTGGCTCGAAAAGAATTTGAAGTAATAAGATACGATAATGAACACGATTTAATCGGCGAAATTTTATATTTGGGATTTGACGAAACATCGGCTAAATTCAGTCAACGCATGGCTCAAATGAGCGATATAAATAGCACGGTAAAATTGACAACTAAACTTGTGGAATTATGAGCGCAAAAAAAAGAATTAGTTTTGAGTTATCTATCGATGCGGAATCGACAAGCGAGTTAATTTATGCTTTAGAATCTATAAAAAATAAATTGGCCAACGGGAGTGTTAAAACTCCCTGCGGCCGTTATAAATTAAATGGGGCTTTGATAGATTTTAAATTCGATTTCTATGGCGAATTAGATTATCGAATCGAGAATATAAACGGAACTTTATGTCAAATCTATAAATCAAAAATGAATGAAAACAACTAGAATTTACAACGGAAGAGCGATTAATTTTCGGAAGTCTGAAAATATTCTAATCGTATGGCTATCTGAAAACCCTCTAGATTCTTTTGAGGTTAAGCGCAGGGAAAACGGAGAAATTTTCGCCTATGGATTCGAGGGCGATTTTTCTGTAACTGAAATTAAAGAGGCTAAACGAATTTTTGAATGTTATGAGGCGCTTTAATTATGGTTGTCTGGCTCTAATAGTCGGGCAAATTATTTATTTATATTTAATTTATATTTTAATCTTTTAAAACAAAAAAAATGGCAACTATCAGACAACAAAAACCAAAGGTTCAAACCTGGATTATTAACGTAGAAAACGGAAATATAAAAAACAAAACGGAGCGCATTCTAGGTGCTATCTATTCGGCAACAAAGAAAACAATCCCAGGGGAACTCGATTTATTTAACTCAAATCTTTATTTTAAAACTATTTCAACTTATGAATTGAGAAATGATTTAGATATTTCCCACCAAACCTTAACTGGTATTTTATCAGTTTTGCAGGATGAGGGATTAATTAAAGTCGTGGGGGAATGTAGCGTTAATAACTCCGTTTATTCAACGTGGCAATATGTTTTTTTTGATCACGAACGTAATGAATTAAAAGAGGCTAGAATGTACGAAAAATATGAGGCCTGGATAAAAAGAGGGATTGAGGATTTCGCTGAATTAATGCCAACAAATTTATTTATTGAAATCATGAACGTTCAAAAAAATTTAATTGAGTGGGAAATCAATAAATAAAAATTTCGACATTCGCAAAAATTAAAAAATTTATTATGGCAACTGACAAAAACGGATTTATCCTCTATTCGGATATTATCCACACCCTAGAAAAGTTAACAGATGAAAAGGCAGGAATGTTATTTAAGCACATTTTGCGCTATGTGAACGATTTAAATCCGATTTCGAATGATATCCTAATAGATATCGCATTCGAGCCAATTAAGCAGCAATTAAAGCGAGATTTAGATAAATGGCAGGGAATTAGAGAAAAGCGCAGCGCAGCGGGAAAACAATCGGCCCAACAAAAGCAACAAATGTTAACAAGTGTTGAAAGCGATAAACAAACCTCAACAGATTCAACTGATAATGTTAATGTAAATGTTAATGTTAATGTAATAAATAAATATAGGTCGTTCGACCATCTTTCTATTTCGATGGATGAGGTTTTAAGATTAGAGGAAAATTATAACAGAAAACAAATTGATAGCGTTCTAGATGCTATTGAAAATTTTAAGGGAAATAAAAAATATAAATCTTTATATCTTACCGCTCTAAATTGGCTAAAAAAAGAGCCAACTAAAGGAAAGTTATCTAAATATATCCCGACGTTATGAGAACCAATTTAAAAACTATCTATGGGCTAATTATGATTAGCGATTTAAGAACGGCGCAGGAAATCTATCGAGCAATAAACCCCGAATGGAATTCAACATTATTTTATGAAAGGCTTTATAAATCTTTTGGGGCTATTCTCGAGCAAAATAAAGACGTTGACCCTATATCTATAATCAATTATTTTAGAGAGAATGGAGTTAATGATAAAGGCCTGGCGCTAAAGATATCCAACCTAACTAAAGAGGTTCCTAACGGGGCGCATTTAATGATTAATTCCATTTTGGGAGAGGTTGAATATTTTTTCCAAATCAATAAAGCCAAAATTGCAGCCGCAAAGATTAACGAACTAATTGAGAGCGATAATTTCACAAATGATAAATTGAGCGAGATTTTAGATTCGGCAAAGCCTATCCAGGCGATTAATGTAGAGCGCAGCAATATAGAAACGATTTTCGATATAGTAAACGACCATAACAAAACTAAAAATGGAGAACTCCCAGGGATCGACTTAGGATGGTCAACTTTTCATAATGAAATAATTTTAGAAGATGTTGACGTGATGGTTGTAGGGGCGAGGCCTGCGATGGGAAAAACTGCGTTTGCCGTATCTTTGGCAATTAACCAGGCTTTTAAAAGAGGTCGTAATGTGGTTTTTTTCTCGCTAGAAATGAGCAAAAAGCAAATAATGAGGCGAATAGTTGCTAATTTGAGCGCTATCGATTCAAATAGAATAAAATACGGCGAATGTTCGGATAATGAATTAAAAAGAATCTATTCTATCCAGGGAGAGGAATCGCTTTCTAAAATTCATATTTTTGAGGGCAGCCGAACGATAAATGATATATCGATTATTTTATCAGATTTAAAAAGGGATGGGAAAGTGGATATAGTAATTATCGATTATTTGCAAAAGATTTTACCAAAATCAAAAGGCAGCCGTTATGAACAAGTAACAGAAGTATCAAACGGAGTTAAACGAATTTCTCAAAATATGAAAATTCCTTGCGTTGCCCTGGCTCAATTATCCAGGGATTCGGCCAAAATCGGAAAACTCCCAACTTTAACGGATTTAAAAGAGAGTGGGGAAATCGAACAAGATGCCTCAATAGTGGCTTTTTTGCATAGGCCCGAATATTACGGAGAGGATATAACCTCGAACGGAAATAGAGCCGAAAATATAGCGGAGATATTAGTGGCGAAAAATAGAGAGGGCAGCGTTGGAAAATTCGAAATGGGGATTAACCTATCTTTGTCAAAATTTCACCCAATATGAAACAAAAGAAATGTAAAATTTGTTTAGAATTATTCACGGCCAGGAATTCAACCCAGGCCGTTTGTTCTTTGGAGTGCGCCGTAAAATTGGCAGCCAATAAAAAAGAGAAAAAAGAAATGGCCGAATGGAAAGAGAAAAAAAAGGCCATGATTAATAAACTAGAAACGGCATCTGACAAACGGAATAAACTCCAAAAAATATTTAATGAGTTCATTCGATTAAGGGATAAAGGAAATCCCTGCATTTCATGCAATAGATCACTAGAGGGGAAAAATTATCACGCGGGCCATTTTTACGCCGTGGGCCAATTTCCCGAATTGAGATTTAACGAGTTAAATTGTCACGCACAATGCCATTGGTGCAACATTCATTTACACGGAAATGGAGCGCTTTATAGAATGAATTTAGAGCGCAAAATCGGAGCGGATAAATTAATTTTATTAGATGGCCTGGCTCATATTCCCGTTAAATATTCGGCCCAGGAAATAGAGGAAATGAGCGATTTTTATAAAGATGAAATAAAAAAATTAAAAAAAATGTATCTATGAATTAAATTTGTCTATATTTGTAAGGTCAATAAGGCGCAAAAATTAAAAAAACGACATGAAAACAATCGAGGAATTAAACGCAAAAATGGTTCTAATTGCTAAAGCAAACGGATTGACTTACGAGCAATTTAGAAAATTACCGAGAAAAAAGTTTATTCAAATGTGTAATGTTTACAATCAAAAATAAGAATCATGAAAAACACTATCGAAAAAATCATTAACGATTTAAAAAACGAACTTTCTGAAATGAAAGCGCACAATTCTAAAAATGGCTTTTTGGTTTATAGAGCGGAAGACATTGAAAAATTTGAGAGTTTAATTGCTAGATATGAAATTTTAAAAAATGAGGGATGCGGCTCTAACGCATAAAAATCTATAAATTAAATTAGTTATATTTGTAAAAAAACGTAAGCATGGCAACACAACAAAAGAAAGTTGAGGCTCCGCAGGATGCGGAATCAACAAGGCCGCAAAATCTAGCGGCTGCAATCATTCAAGTTATGAATGAGGTAAAAAACATTGAGAAAAACCTTAATGTAGGCGACGGAAAATCGAGTTATAAAGGCGTAGCGGATAAAGACGTAAAACAAAAGGTAGGGGAAGCCATGGCGAAAGCAGGACTAGCCATTTTGCCTATTGATATCGAGCCAACAATCAAAATTGAGCGATGGGTAGAGGAAACGAACTATGGCCCAAAAACGAAACAATCTGTTTTCACGGAAGTAAAAACCAAATATTTATTATTGCACGAATCGGGGCAAACTATGGAAATTGTGGGCTATGGTCACGGAGTAGATTCCCAGGATAAAAGCGCAGGAAAGGCGACAACTTATGCGTTAAAATATGCTTTGCTTTATTCTTTCATGGTTCCAACTGGAACAATTGACGATGCCGATAAAGAGCATTCCGATAGTCAAACAATTAAAACGATCGTTGCGCCAACGCCTCAAATTAAAAAAAGAGGATTGAAAAATGAGGATTTTATTAGAGCCTGCAACGCAATAAGCAATAACGAATATTCAATCGATGAACTTTTAAATGAATTTCAGTTAACTGATAGTCAATTAACCGATATTGAAATCTTTAAAACTAAGTAACGATGTATAAAGAGAGAGCGTCCCAGGTTGGGAGAATTATGACAAACCCTCGGAGCAAATCCGAGGTTTTATCTGAAACTTGCAAAACTAGAATTGAGGAAAAATTTCTAGAGGATAAATTCGGAATCAAAAAAGAATTTTGGAGCAAAGCGATGGATAAAGGAACGAGCGAGGAAAACGAATCCATTAAATTAATGGGCCGAGTTTATAATCTTTTCGGAGTATCAAAAAACGAATTAAATTTCCAAAATGAATTTTTAACGGGAACGCCCGACGTAATT